CCAGTTTCATTTCGGGCATATGTTGGGCTTAGTAGCTTAACGGGTTGCGGGGTCTGGCAATACATTGGCGTTTATTGGCTGTTTTAGGTATGTTTTAGGGTGGTTGGGTATTGGTGTAGGGGGTTGGGTTGGTGGGAAATATAAAAACGGGAACGGCTGCCAGTGTTATATATATATTAGAATAACACCAGCGGAAAACTTAACAAATCCTTTAACAAAATTTTAACAATATTTATTTTGCTAAAATAAAAATAGCTTATATATTTGCTTTATATTAATTAACACAACAAAACAACCCAATGAAAAAATCAACACAAACCGCAATTCTCATTGTCATCATTTTTTTATTAATAACTTTAGCCGATAACCTATAAAACCCTATAAAATGAACTACATTAAAACACTTCAAGCAGAAAACACCCATTTAAGAAACAGCTTAGAAACAGCCATAAATGAGCTAATAGAATACCAACGCTATTATAATTCTCCAAAATTTACCAGTGTTGAAAATGATTTTGCCCATGTTAGTACGGATGTATATGTAAAAATAACAGCTATAAAAATGTATCTTCAAAACACTTTAAACTCCTTATAATTTTAAACCTATAAATTAAAACACATGAACACAATTAACACACTTTTGCCAGTCCTTTACATTATTACTTTGGGACTTTGTGGCCTGTCTTTTATGGCCCTATTTTTAACAATTTTTTATAATTCATTAAAAGCTATCAAATCATTTTTGTTTTAATTTGCTCAAAAATTAATTAACTATAAAAACTTAACACAATGAACACACAAACAACAACCCCAGCAGCTTTACAGGTACAGACGATTGACATAAACGCAAAACAGTGGTTTGACAAAGTAAATGGCAACAGCTATTTTGCCGGCTACGTTACAATTAATTATGGCCAACCTGATGAAATAAAGTATTTTATGCCGTTTCAATACGGGTATGGAGATTTTTATATCTATAAAGGGTTAGACATGCTGGAAAGATTAGGCCACATAACCGAAACAAATACCGCAACACTCCGCGCCATTGGTATAATTTTGCGCTCTAATATCCAAAGAGGCTGCAAAAAACGTGAACTTATCCAATATTAATAAAACCAATAAACACTATAAAAAAACCTTAAAAAATAATAAAATGACAACAACAATAAACAACAATTTAAGAGTATACCAAGTAATAACAAGCACCGGAAAACAGGCTTTTTGCAATATTGACCAATTGAATGAAGTAATAAAAGACCTTCAAACACATGAAGGATATTTTAAAATTAACCATTTCTGGAACAATAAAGCCGAGAAAGTAAGCAAAAAAGACCTTAAAGCCTTCTTTGAAGGTGCAAATTTAAATCAAGATTTTACGTATTAAAACATCCTTAAAAACTAATAAAATGACAAAGAAACAACAAAGAGCCGAAAACCTTAGCCGCCATTATTTTAATATTGCACAACTTTACCAACAAACAACCGGTAAAGAAATAACACAAGACCAAGCCAAAAAGATTAGTAATAAATTACGAAAGCTAGAAAGATTGGCAACAATAGAAACAACCGCACAAAATAACGGCTACTATATAGAGCCAACCCCGTTAGATTGGAAAACTGGCAGAGCCGAAAAAATGCAGTTAAAACTAGATGAGGAAGGCAACTGCCCCGAAAGTGATATAAAACTAGATGAAATTAAAAAACAAGTTCAAAAGATATTTGATAATAAATTAGAAGGCTTTTTTATTAACTATGATAGCCGAGGTTATGCACTTAAAATAAAGGCCGATAACAACCCATTGGGGCAGGATTGGGGCGGCTACTATATATTAAGCCCTGAAATAAATTAAACAACCTTAAACCAACCTTAAAACCTTAAAAAATGATAATAACAACAAATGAAATAAAAAATAATGTTATTTTTTTATTACCTGAAAATGACACCGCAAAAATAGAAATAAGCCATAAATATAAAAATGAATATTATTTTATTAGATATTTTGATATTGATAACTACCACTATTCAACATATTGCAGCCCGTCAATAAATGACATAGCCAGAGAAATAAACACTAATTTAACAACCTTAAAACCTTAAAATCATGTATTTTTTAGAAAGTAAAAAAGGCGTACTTTTTAGCGCCTCCACACCTTGCGCCCTGATTATGTTATTTGCTAATTGCAGCGGCTTATTTAACCCGAAAGGAACGCCGCCGCCCCCACACCCAGTTAAAATAGTAAAACCATAAAAACAACCTTAAAACCTTAATACAATGAATAAAGCAATATTAACAATAAACAAGCTAACCGACAGGAAAAACGGTTGGGGAATGTCAATAGTAGAAGTAAACAGCACAAAGGATATAAAAGTAATAAATAGGGGCTATAATGATTTTGAAGCAGAAACAGAAATAGACGAAAGCGACCTTTTAAGGCTTAGAAATTATTTTCCCGGCTCTACTAATGAAACGCTAATGCTAGAAATAAAAACCCCCAATAGATTAACTAATTGCTGGTATAAATTGACAGACGTTTATATAGGGGGTAAAGGCTCCAATATAATTTGGTAAACTAATTAACAAACCAATAAAACCTAATAAAATGAAAATAATGAAAAGGTATATTTTTTGCGAAGCATGGAGGCAGTATAAAATACATAATAATAAAAGTTTTAAAATGTGCTTGAGTCGTGTGCATAAATTGGCTAAAATGCTCAAATCTTCCGATTTTGATTTTAACAAAGCATGGTGTAATAAATAACCAATAAAACACTAATAAAATGATTGAAACACTTTTATACGGCTGCAAAATAGACCAGCCCGACCACATGGAAGAAATACTCTACCAATGCAAAGGATATACCAATAAAGAGGAACTTATGCAGAAGGGTAAAGATTGGGCAAAGATAAACGGATATGACCGCTTGAGATTAAGAGAAATAAACCTAAGCCAAAAAACCGATTTTATAGAAGCCATAACCATTTAACTAATTTTTAACGCTTTTTATTTTGCTCAAATAAAGCAAAGATATAATTTTACTAAATCATTAAAACCATAAGACAATGAAAACAATTAATTTAAAATCTTACAACATTTGGGGGCAACAAATAAACGAAGGCAGCATATTTATAGACATTGAAAATGAAATGTTGATAACAAATAATGGCAAAAAATTTAAGGTTGTAAAAGATTATGAATTTACATATAAGATACAAAAAACACAAATAAAAGCAATTGGGGGAATAAATGGCTTACATGATTTTATTAATGAAATAAACACAAAAGATAGTCCGTTTAACCCATCACGAACTAATTTATTTATTGACTTGTAAACAAACAAACCAATGGAAGCAGCTATTTTATTAACCATTCTATTAACCATATTTGTAGGGGCAGACCTTACAGATAAAGAAACCGGCTACATTAACAACAATTTTGAAGAAACCAATAATCAATAACCAATTAAATTAAATTTTATGCAACAGGAACAAACATTTTACATTGTTAAATACAATGACACTTACGGCAACGGAGATGAAACAAGCATTGAAGCGCTTTTAAAGTCCGAAAAAGATTTTAAGAAGTGGCTCAAAGAACACAACAAAGAACGCAAAGAAAACGGGGAGCAACGAGAATTAGCGGATGAATTTGATGTAATACCGGTACAATTATTTAACTAACCAAAAACAAATTAAACCATGAATAACTTAAAAACCTTATCCCAAATGGGTTGCGGAAAAGAAATATTGAATAGCGTTATTGAAAGAGGTAATATACAAGCGGCAATTAATAATTGCAATAAATTTTTGAAGTATTACAAGTACGCAGTAAAAAGCGACCTCTATACTAAGGAACAAGCGATAAATGGGTTATATAAATACTATGATGAATTAATATCCATTGAACATATTGCTAATAAATACGATTATTTATGGCAAGAAAAGTTTTACAAATGTAAATTATTGACTGAAAAATTTATGGAAATATAATTATTAATAAATTAAAACCAATTAAACCATGAAAACATTTGAATTTTATTTAGATGAAAAAAGAATAGTATGGCATAGATTAAGATTTTCAGTTGATGCTGATAAATTAGAAGATGCCCAAGAAATTGCAAAAAAAATGGTAGAAAATGATGAAGAAATAGATTTTTATGATGCAGATTTTTTATACGAAACTGAGGAACAAATGACAATAGAGGATAATAAATACCAACCAACTCAGGAGCTTTTTTGCAACGAAACAAAAGAAACAATTTACGACAATTTTGAAGATATTAATTACAGTTAAATTAAATTAAAACCAATTAAACCATGAAAACACAAACACCAATTTATTTAGTAGTTAGAATTGAAATTGAGCATGATATTGATGCTAACATGGAAGATATTGAAGATGAAGTAATATCCAACATGGACTACAATTTTGAATACTACACCGAAAAAATGCACATATCCTCAACTGAAATATGTGGCACTCAAAACTCTGTAAACTTTTAACTAATTAAATTAAATTAAAATGACACAAGAAACAAGACAAAACGTAATTGACACCATTATTGACTTAGCTGGTGATGAATTTGAAACCCCAGCAGATTATATCCAATTAGCAAAAGAAACCCCTGATGAATTAGTTAGTAGGCTTATTGGAATAGCTTGTTATTATAGAGATGAAGTAAATAGTTAATTAACCATTAAAACCAACCAACAATGATTGATTTAAGAAAACCACGCAGAACACCAAAGGAAGTAAAGTTAATAGCCGTTAAAGATACTGGCATACAAGAAGCCGTATACAAAGTAAATGATGTAGTTTATTTTGCGGAAATACAGAACGACCAAGACGGAGAATATTATTTTCTTCACATGAGTAGAGCCATTTATTTACCTGATGAATTTCAACAAAAAGATTAAACCATGACACCTGAAAAGATTAAAACGCAAATAAAGGCTATTAATAGCCGAATTAAAGCCGGTAAAGTTAAGAATGTATACTCTGCTCAGGGGAAGATTAAAGCCCTAAAAATAGCCTATTTAAAGGCTAAACAAGAGCAAAGCTGGAATAACTATTTAGCCAACTAAATGTTAATTCTATTAAATTTCTTATTTTGCTATAATAAAATAGTTATACCTTCGTTTAATTAAATTAAAACAATAACCCCATGAAAAAGAAAGTATACAGCGTAGCTGAATATATTGCCATGAATAATGCAATAAGAAACGCCACCGCTAGAATTAAAAATGGTAAATTGGAATATCTGCACAATGATAGATGGATAAAGCCCCAAGAATTTACAAGATATAACCCAACCCCAGTATATACTAAAAAACCTGCTCCAATAGTATGAAATCAAGTTCCAATATAGTATCCGCTATACAGCACTTAAAAATGGCACAAGAGCATTTGAAGGACTTTAATAGAGATAACCCCAATACAAGAGGCAGTAAACTATTTCAAACCTATATTGATAAGATAGAATGGATATATAGGGATTTTATTAGCAATCCAATATTGCCAAGTGATGTTACCAGCGGTATAAAGGAAGAATGGAATAGTGATGTCTTTTGTGTACCGGCAATAGCTGATAAGGTATCTGTATTAAGACCTGACCAAAGAGAAATGATAGAGGAAATTATAGACGGACTGATAGCCGGAGAGGAAATTAAATTTATTGACACACCAAAATAAAACAACATGAATAAGTATGAATTAGTACAAGAAACAGAGCCTAATGGCCAAGTATGGTATAAAATTAAACACAATGGAGATTATGTTATTGGAACGCTAACTAGACATTTAGAAGAAGCTAACAAAATCTTAGATGAATTTGCAAATGGCCGACAAGTCGGACCGATTATTAAAGTAATTAAAACAATAGAAGTAGATGAAAACCAAACAGATTAGTTTATCGGAATATGCAGCAAGAGTAAGCCCAGAAGGTTTTAGGAAGAATAGAAAGAACCCCGAAGAACCATTAACCCAACAGGCTATTAAATATAGAATTAAAATGGGTATGGAATTACCTGATGTAATAGAAGCCAAGAAGATAGGCAAAGTACACGTATTAACCGTAAATGCAAATTTTTAACCTAAACACTATGAAAACACCAATACAGATTATTTCAAATGCAAAGAAGGAATTAAACCAAAATGATTTTTGCGACTGGCTGGAAGAAAGCCTAGTTACATTTAAAGAACTAGAAAAAAACCACATCAGCAAAGCATACGTCATGGGCTCATTAGATAGACTAACTGATAGAGCAGCATTGACATCAGAAGAATATTTTAATCAAAATTACAATGAATAAACCATGTTAGCATTAAAGATATTTATATTGTTAGCTATATTCTTAGGCTTCATAGCCTTCATGACAATAGCTTGTGTACTAATTATATTATTAATTGAAAAAAGAATTAAAAATGGATATACCAACGATTAAATGGCTGGAAAATAGTATAGCCACTGCTCCGAATGAAATGTCTTTGAATGGGATTAGAAATTGTATTAAATGGTTTGCTCAAATGGAACCAACAGATGTAGAAACATTAGAACAGCTATACGCCTCAATAGAACACAAAAAGAGATTTGTATAATGAATAACCTAATATATATTGCCCGTAAAAACGCTGTTAAAACTTGGCGGTCCTATCCAAAGCCACCAAAATCTAAACTACAAAAACCAGTAATAAAACATGAAAGAAAAAGCCCTCCTAACCTTATTTACCTTTTATTTTATATTGTATTTGGTAAGCCTTAAAGAACGTAAAAAACTATTAAACGACTAAGAACCATGACAGAACTACAAAAACAATACATAGACCAAAACCATAACCAAGAGCCTATATCAGTAATGGTAACAGACACCGGCTTAACCTACCTTGAAATACTTACCTATTACAAAGAAATGGGCTATGAACCAAAAAAGAAAAGAAGCAGAAGGTATGAACATAAAACACCTGCCGGCTGCTTTGACGTAGATAACTACAAACCCGAAACTATATAATCAAACCAATTAAAACAAATCAAAATGGACATTAGACAACAATGTAGAGAGCGAGCTACTAAATTCGCTACTGAGTATGGCTTTACAGATGTAAGCGAGCATATTATAGACGTTATGGTTTCTATTATGTGCACACGTGATAAAACCTCTAACGCTGGTGGCAGCTTCGTACAAGCAGTAGTAAACAACGATTTGCATTTATCTTTAAGTAGAGCAGACGCTGATTGTAGAAAAAATATTTACTTACTAGCCATGTGTAAAGAAAATTGTTTCTTAAATGAATTTTAATCTTATTAAACCAATTAAAACATGAAAGTTGTACTAAGGTACACTTATTCTTTATTTCAATATAGCGTATTACTCCTTACTTATAGTTGCACTTTACTAATAGTATTTAGTCTTTTGGATATGGTATATAGGATATTCTTTAATTAATCAAAATAAACACATGAAACTAAACTCAAATATACCCAGCTTCAAAGCGTTAGTAAAGAAGTCTTATTTTACAAAGGATATTAAAGATACCAATGAATACTACAATGTATATGTATTTGGTATACAATCGGTAGGAGGGAAAATACTTACGTTCCACGTTATTACAGACTCCGGCATGTTAAGGAGCAGAGTGCCATTATCCGAGATATATACTAAGATACCAACCAATGATATACCATTTAACTACAAGCAGCTATGGGATTGTTTTAGTGAGAATGTAGCTGTTGTTGAGTATGATTTCCTAGCATTTCATAGGGCTCAGGTAGTATTAAGAGATGGTAGTAAAGTATGGGCCACGTATATATTAACTATTGACTGGTATAACAACCCGTATAGTGATGAACCCTCAGATTATAAATGCGGCCATGTATTAGAGTCTGATGATGGATATTTATTGTGTATGCCAAACAATAGAATATTCTGGAAAGACTCCAATTTTGTAACCAAGCCACTACCAGACGATTTGAAGCAATTTAAGGTAGATACGGACCTTCCATCAGTAGAAAACCAATCGGATAGATGGGTAGCAGAAGATACAAATTCATTTTATTATGACATAATAGAAAACATATAATCTATGAGAACCGCTATACAAGAGTTAATTGAATGGACTAATCAATATGAAGGGAAAATGATTTCAGCAGACCAAGTTATATTGAAGGCATATAAAATGCTTGAAAAAGAAAAAGAGCAGATAATACAAGCGCATATAGATGGCTTTGACCATATTGTTGTAGATTTTAAAAAACAAGAATACGCAGAACAGTACTATAACCAAACCTATAACCAAAACAAATAAACCTATGGAACCACAAGAAAAAGCAATAGAGCTAGTAGATAAGCACATGCTTAAAACAGATTGTTTAAGTGAAGCAAAAGAATTAGCATTAGCAGAAGTAGACAAAATAATAAAATCATCATACGCTTACTCGTGTTCAGAGGCTTATGGTAGATTTATGCAAGACCCTTTCTGGGATGAAGTAGAAGAAGAAATTAATAAACTATAAAAAAAACAAAAACTATGAGCTACCCATCACAAACAGACAACGGCTACAAGCTAGAAATGAGCCAAGAAAAACCATACATTGAAATACATACTGGACATTATTTAGATGGCAGAAAACAGCATCTTTTTGTAGAAAATGGCGACCCTATGGAAGAAGTTATTAAAATTCATTACAAGTTCTTCCAGAAGCCATACAAAAATCAAAAGGCAACTCTTAGATTATTGATTTGGTGGAGCATTAAACACTACTTTAAGATACTATTTAAATAAAAAGAGAGCACTTTTACATACTCTCTTTCTGTCGGATTGTATTTAAAAATCGTGGGTTAAAAATACAATGCAAATATAACTAATTAAATTAAAAAACAATGGAAAACGAAACAAAACCAGAGATTACAAGATTAGAAGTAATTAACCACGCTAAAAACGATAAGCCAGTAGGTAGGATATTAACCCTATATCAAGAACTCGGAGATTTTAAGTCAATAGAATTGTCTTATCAAGACGGAGGCAGAACGCTAAAAATCTTTTTAGATTAATAAAAGGTAGTAAAACTACTACTTTTGGCTTCATTTTGTTACCGATTTTGGCAATTTTTACCTTCACTTTGTACGTTCTGATGTACAATTATACGTACAAATAGCACAATCTAAAGTGCAATATGATACGTTTTTAGTCGGAATTTTACATAATTATATACCTTTTTTTACATAATGTGCGATAAAATGCACATAAATATATATTCTTTAATTAATTCCATATATTTGTGCAATGAAATACACAAACTTAATATATGGTCTTAGGGACCCAAGAAATGATGTATATAAATACATAGGTAAAACAACTATAGGTATTGGGAGACCTCTATCTCATTTAGTTAAATCTCACAACAAGAATGTTAATGAGTGGGTTAAAAATCTATCTAAGTTAGGCTTAGAGCCTTATGTAGATATAATAGAAGATGAAATTGAAATAGATGAATTGTCAATTAAAGAAAAATGCTATATAAAATACTATTCTAGCTTTCATGGAGAACTGCTTAATGGTGGTAATCATATTTATGAATGCATTAACTTCCCGAGTATTATTGACAATTCTGATATAGATGGGACTATTAAGACACTTTCAAATCCAAATGAAATATATAAATACATAAAAAAATCTACAGGATTCTGTGACAATACGATAGCTAATATGATTAATGTAGCAAGAAAGACTGTATATAGGATAAAGGATTCAGAGGAGATGATTATGATGGGAACTATACTTAGGTTGATATTTTTTTGCAAATATACTATGAATGATGTATTCGATTTCTATATAAAAAAATCAAATGAATTTAAGGGGAATTGGCCAGATGACTATAATAGCTTTATAGAAAGATGCATAAATGACGATGCTTTTATAAGGGGTTGGTGCGATAAGTTTTATTTAGATACAATAAAAATAAACAAAGTTTCTTACAATAAAAGAGCTAAAAAAAGAAGCTCAAAAAGCATAATATAAGTCAAATTGAATGATATGTATTAGTGCTTAACGGGTAGCTGCTTCTTGTCTATGAATTTGTAGATAAACTCAGCTATGTGACCTGATAACCATGCTCCTGCTTCATCATCTACAATACCTCTGTCACTTTTTATTATATTAACCATGTGGTAATTTTCATGTGATAGGGTATTATGGCTTAAATACTTTTGTTCTATAATCATGTAATAGACATCTATGTCTGGGGTGATAACTGTACCTTCTGCATCTCCTTCAAACATCTGCCCCATTTTATGCTTTTTGTATACTTTATTAGCTTCATTAATTAATGAATCTGTAATAATAAGTACCACTTTGCAACCATAGGTAGATATTTTTAATGTAGAAGTTAGTTTCATTGGTCGTCATTTATTAGTCTATTAATATACCAAATTGCCTTTTTTAAGTCCTCTTTACCACCTTTACGTTTCCATCTCCAAAGATACTTAATTGCGTTACCAGTAGCAAATGCTTCTTTACCATCTAATCCCTTTACTGCTTCTTCAATAGCATCTATACACTCTATATTACCGGCATTGTAATGCGCTGGATGGTCAACCTTAGATAATTCTTCCGTCATGAATAGCTATATTGTTTACTTTAAAATCACCGTTTTTCTCTACTAAAATATGTGCAAACCCTAAGTTATGCTTTGTACCATGTGGGTCGTAGTCGGGCGCAAGTGTGCAAAGACACCCAACAGACCAAGTACCAATTGTTTCTCCCTTCAATGTTTTCTCTACATGGTGGCTAGTGGTATGTACGTGACCAATGATTGCATTTGATTTAACACGTAGGAATAATCCTCTAGCTGCATTTACAGGGGCAAATACCCCACGTATCATTGTATGACCGTGATGCATCTGTAACTTACCAGCCATAAGAACAACGTGCTCTGCAAAAAACTTAACACCAAGCTCATCTAATTTCATTCTTTGTGGAAGATGGTAGTACTCATCACTAAATAATATTGGAGCCTTCTTAATTAGGTAACGCTTAATCCAAGCGTCATGATTGCCCTCAATCCAAAAGAATTTGGCTTTAGGGAACTGGAACTTTAGGTATTCTATAAATTGTTTGGCATACTCAAACCACGTTCTAACATCATCTAGTCCGGGCGGTGGCGCATCATGGCTTGTAAACGGAGTATTATCTAGTATGTCACCTCCCAAAACAATGCAGTTTACATCATGCTTTTTACCATACTCAACGGCTAATTCAATAGCTTCATTGTCTTGGTTAGGAATATGGACATCAGATAACCAAAGTATATTACTACACTCTTTTGGAAGTACCTGAAACTCTCTTTCTTTGCAATTTGAAGGAGGTAGCTGTGGTTTGTGTTCCATTATGTTTCTTGTTTTTTTTCTATTTTTACCACCCATTGCTCCAGTAATAGTTCTAATCATTGTTCTAGCAACTTCTGGATTATCAAACAAATGAGGGTGCCTTTCAAAAGCTATTTTACCTAAATTAGCTTTAGAACTATTAGGGAACTCTAATAAAAGCTCCCTGATTATTTTATTCTTGACTGTTGGGCCTGTAAATTGATTTGGCATTACGCTATGTTATTTATTTAAAGTATAAATCCGCTTCTGCCTTTCTTCTTCTTTTTAAACCTGCTAATTCTTTACCGCCAGCACGCACCCACTTCATAAATTCTGCCCTAATTGTTTCATCAGAAGGATTTGTGTTTACTTTTTTAAGTAATGTACTATTTTTTAAATTACCAACTCCTACATTATAGGCAAACGAAACTAAGGCTGAAAAATTGTTTTCGGTTAAATCTTTTTTTATTAACGGCCTTACTTTATTGATAAAATCTTCGAGTATGTAATCAAACAATTCGTCTGCCCTCTCCTGAGTAATTACATCTCCCTGCTTAACCTTTGTTCCGTCAGGATAAAAAGTCAAACCCCACCCCAAAGTCCAATGCAAAGCACTGCATTGATATGCTTTGAGCTTACAGCCTTCAAAATTTTTTATTAAATCTTTCCCTGCTTGATTTATTTTCATATTATTCGTATTTCCAAATATATCCGTATGCTATTTTTAATTTACCAGATGCACAATTTACAATATGACTATGTGAAACATTTAGTTCTTTTGCAGCTTGTAAAACAAAATCATACCTTTTTATAAATATACCATCTAAAGAAAATTGCAATAAAGGTTTTCTTTTTGTAGAAACTTTACCAATATTTGCTAAAGAAAGCTTTTGTTTTGTTTCAGGTTTTCTCGGTACACCAATTCTTGATGCATTTAACTTATCTTGATGCTCTTTAGTTCTTGTTGGCATCTTGCAACCAATTCTAGATTTTTTTATTTTTTCAATATGTTCTTTAGTCAGCTTTCTACCCTTTTGCGAATCACTAATCTTTTTAGCGGTTGCCTTAGTTACTATGTGTCCTAAAGCGCCATCTCCGCCTAAAGTTAAATTTGATAAAATACCTGCACCATCAATTATTCTGCCATATAATTTTATGAACTCTATTTCCTTTATTTTAGCTTCATCATAAGAAATATTATCAATTAATATTTCTATTTCATAATCTGTTTTATCAACAATTTTAGCCCACAATTTATTACGTCTAGTTTTCTCGCTTGCTCTATAATATTTTTCATCAGAACCTATCCCTATATAAAATGGCTCATTCTTGTCAAGTCTAATATGCCTGTAAACGTATGCCATTACTATTATTTATCTTCTTTCTTTAATGCTTTTTCGTATGATGTAAACCCAAGTGCGGCTGCCGCTAATCCAGCTACTGCCCAAACTAATGCATCAGAGGGTGTTTTATTAGAAACCAAAGCCCCACATAAAAATGCAGAGCAAACAACACCTACCAATCTTTTACTTGATGCTTCTCCGTTGCATGATATGAACCCTGAAGCCCAGCTAAATAGTTTTTTCATGTCAATAGTATTAATAATGTTACCGCTATAATAAACCCTAACATCCAAACAAACCCTTTGATATTATGATTTATCTGTTTCATTTTCTAATCTTTTCGTAAATATAAATTACAAGTACGGCCAATAAAACAAAAAACAAAAACTTATAAAAGTTATTTGCCATTGTCTTTTTATCTTTCTCTACTATGGTTTTTTTGATTTCTTCTGCTTGTGAAATATTAGCAGAGTCTGTTTTCGTTAACTTAGCTTCGGATTGTTTTTCACGTGTGCCAGTTGTCCATACTTCTGTGTATTTCGGTATAGTAATAATACTATCTTTTGTTACCCATAAGGTATCGTAGTATGTTACTGTTTTTGTGAAATACTGTTCTTTTTCAATCACCTTAGTTACGCTATCATAGAAGGTTACACGTACTGAATCCATAGTACGAGTTACCGTACTATCCGTTCTTTTTTCGTTCTTCTTAACTGTTGCACAGCTACAAAGGAAAAGTAGTAAAAATGCTACCTTTTCCATTATGCGTCATGCTTTTTAATGTTCTTCGTTTTCTTATGGTAGTATCTAATAGCGAATATACCAGATACTATAGCCACCAAACCGGCAGCTAAACTTACAAATGGTTGGATAGCGCTTATTGTTACGGCTGCTCCAGAGATGCTAATTAGTGTAGCGATGTCGGCTTGGTGACTGTGATTTGTCATTTCAATGTTATTTGTCTACTAATTTTAAAAAAACAGGATAGACTTCTTCTGTTTCAATAGACTCTAAGGTTTCAGGTGTGATGTCTGTTGACCACAAGCTAACCACGTCTATATCTTTTTCAGCTTTTAGTAAATCCAAGTACTCTTTGTTAAATTCTTCCATTTTTTCTTTAGGGATGAATCTTTCTTCTCCTTCCCCTTCGCCAAACTTGTCAAAAAGCTCCTTTTTAGACTCATCTAGCAACTTTACTTCCGCTTCTACTACTTTGTTAAGCCTTTGGAAATAAAGCTTGTTTTTCATGCTTGTTTTTTGTTTTAGAAGTCCATTAGAAAC